TTTCCTTATGCGTCAAGTTGACGGCGACCCGGCGTTCATCGTGACTCCTGAGTGCACACAACTCAAAGCAGCGATGATGGGTGGGTATCGCTACAAGCCCAAAGGTGATGGGGACATTGACAAGAACAAACACTCGCACGTTGCCGAAGCCCTACAGTACTTGATGCTGCACATCTCCACTGTTGGAGAAGGTACACACCTACCGCAGCGACGAGATATAAAACCAGTTTCCGCCGTCGGGTGGACGTGATATACTGGGTGTACTGCTTTGCAGCAGTTGTCACCTCGGCTGAATCTCCTTCACCAGCCGTTTACCCCCCTTGACATGTAATAGTGGCAAGGGGGTTTCTTTTTTCTTGACTGCCTGTATACTTGTTGCTATAACCATCCTACAATATCTAGTAGGCAGGAGGCCACATGAAGATTAACCAGAAGGCAAAACCGTTCACTGTCATGTCCACCAATCCGAAGATGGACACCAGTGGTATGGCTGGCAAACCTAGACCGATGGAAGTGTACGCGTATACTCCGCCACCGATGTCTATTGATGACATGCTTGAAGTGCAAGAATATAAAACCAGTAAGAAACCAGAGATGGAAGACTGACAATGGCTGGACTTAACTTCCTACGCGTCGTAAGTAACACAGATATTGCTCGCCAAGAGCAAGAGGCTGCTGACAAAGCGTTGGCTGAACGCCAGAATCAACCTATGATTCTTGGTTTGGCCTCGTATTTGCGAGGTTGTTGGGATGTTGCACAGCAGGCAAAGAAGCCTATCGAGAACAAAATGCTCGTTGCACTACGCCAACGTAACGGCGAGTACGAAGCATCGAAGTTAAAACAGATTCAGGCGCAGGGCGGGTCTGATATTTACATGATGATTACCGAAGTCAAGTGCCGCGCAGCGGAATCTTGGCTCCGTGACATCCTTTTGGACACTGGAACACCCCCTTGGGACATCGTTCCGACCCCAATTCCTGACCTTTCGCCCGTCCAACGCAAGGAAATTCAGGACATTTTCGCCAATTTGGTGTTGAAAATGGTGCAAGAGAACGCTCAAGCACCCTCTCAAGACGAAATGTCGCAGGTTAAGGAGATGGTAAGCCAAGATTACCGCTTCAGAATCCTGCAAGACGCACAAACTCGTGCGGATAAGATGAAATTGAAGATTCAAGACCAGTTCGCACAGGGCGGATGGGCGGAATCCTTCAACGATTTCATCACTGACCTCGTAACTTACCCTTGTGCCTTCGTAAAAGGCCCAGTTGTTCGCCGCCAACGCAGGTTGGGGTGGAAATTGGACGCTACTGGGCGTACAGCGGTAGAGCCAACTGAGGTTTTGGCTCCTGAATACGAGCGTGTAGACCCATTCCGTATCTATCCTGAGCCGGGTATCACTCGGATTGAGGATGGTTACCTGTTTGAACATCATCCTCTGACTCGTATGGAGTTGGCAGACCTGATTGGTGTGCCCGGCTACGACGAAGATGCCATTCGCAAGGTACTTGAGATTGGTAACGGTCAATCGTGGATTAGTGAAGACATTGAACTACAGAAACAAGAGGAAGAACGCAAGTACTATTCTTACATGCGCCCAACTGAAGTGTTTGATGCACTAGAGTTTTGGGGTAAGGTCTCTGGAAAAATGCTCATCGAGTGGGGTATGAGTGAGGAAGAAATTCCTGACGATGCCCGCGAGTACGACGCAAACGTTTGGATGGTCGGGAACTATGTGATTAAAGCGGTTCTCAACTACGACCCTCTCGGAGAGAAGCCTTACGCAAAAACATCTTTCATCAAGTGCCCCGGCGCTTTCTGGGGTAAAGGTATTCCAGAAATTATCGAGGACATCCAGAATGTTTGTAACGCTGCTGCTCGCGCACTCGTTAACAACATGGGCATCTCGTCTGGCCCGCAGGTTGAAGTAAACCTTGAGCGTATACCCCCCAATGAGGACATCACGCAGATGCACCCTTGGAAGATATGGCAAGTCACGAACGACCCGATGGGTTCGAGTTCGCCTGCTGTGCGCTTCACGCAGCCTGACGACAACGCTCAGACGCTGATGGCGGTGTACGACAAGTTTGCTCGTTTGGCAGATGACCACTCTGGTATTCCTGCGTACTTGTACGGCGACCTGAATGTACAGGGCGCAGGGCGTACATCGTCTGGCCTGTCGATGCTGATGGGTGCAGCCGGTAAAGGTATTCGACAGGTGGTGATGCACATCGACACAGATGTGGTCAAACCGATCGTCTTGCGCCAGTTTGTGTACAACATGCGCTACGACGAAGACGAGTCAATCAAGGGCGATGTTCA